CCCTGCACCACGACGAGAACATCATCTTCCATACCCAGATCAAGGGCAGGAAGAGATGGAAGTTGATCTCTCCAATGGACACGCCCAATCTGTACAACCACAAGGCTGTGTTCTCAGAGGTTGATCTATTCAATATCAACTACGACCGGTTCCCGCTTATGCGGGGCGTTCAGGTAGCAGATTTGGTAGTGGAGCCCGGGGAAACGCTATTCCTTCCCCTGGGTTGGTGGCATGGAGTCGAGGCGCTTGAACCCTCCATCTCCGTGTCTTCTGTAGCGTTTAAATATCCAAACCATTGGAAGTTTAGTAATCCGTAAGGAGCAATCATGGCAACCACTGCGTTTTCCGTGGTATTGAAAGACATTGAGGAGCACCGGGAGTCCATCGCCCGTGCCCTCGTAGATGGTGGTGCTCGGGACTATGCCGAGTACCGCAGTATGTGTGGTGAGGTCCGGGGTCTCTCAACCGCACACATGTTTATCACCGACCTCGTGCGAAAGATGGAGCAAAACGACGATGAGTGAAATCCTCCTTAGTACCGGAGAAGACGCGGTGCCGACCACCCTGCCCGAGACGGCAGAGGAAAAGGCCAAGCAACTTCCCGATCCTTCCACCTACCACCTGCTCTGTGCGCTACCAGAGATTGAAAGGGAGTATGAGAGCGGGATCGTCAAGTCAGGGCAGACCATGCACTTCGAAGAAGTGATGTCCCCTGTACTGTTTGTGATGAAGATGGGGCCGGACGCCTACGGCGATAAGAGCCGCTTCCCCAGTGGACCCTCGTGTAAACCGGGCGACTTCGTTCTGGTAAGGCCCAACACGGGCACCCGCGTGAAGATTCACGGGCGGGAGTTCCGCATCATCAATGACGACAGCGTGGAAGCCGTGGTGCAAGACCCGCGTGGCATCTCTCGCGTTTAAAGGAGGATCACATGCCGCTTGATCAAGAAGCGTTTAAATTCCCGGACGAGAAGGCCGAGGAAAAGAAGCAGGATGAAATCGACTTTGAAGTCGAAGGAGATTCTGAAATTGAGGTGGTGGACGACACTCCCCCAGAGGATCGTGATCGTGCGCCCATGAAGGAGCATCCCTCGGAGGTGACGGATGAGGAACTTGCCCAGTATTCAGACGGGGTTAAGAAGCGCATCCAACATTTCTCTAAGGGTTATCACGAAGAGCGACGGGCAAAAGAGGCTGCTTTCCGTGAGCGGGAAGAGGCTGTGCGTCTTGCACAACAACTCATGGAGGAGAACAAGAAACTCCAGAGTTCGCAGGGCCAGACCCAGCAGGTACTGCTTGAGCAGGCCAAGAAGGTCGTTGAAAACGAACTGTCTGAAGCCAAGCGCAGATACAAGGAAGCCTATGAATCAGGAGATTCAGACGCCCTTGTTGCGGCCCAGGAAGAACTGACCGCCGCCAAAATCAAGGCAGACCGGGTAAACAATTTCAAGCCCGCCCCTTTACAACAGGAAAAACCTGCGGTACAACCCGCATCACAACCAGTTCAGCAAGAGCAGGTTCGCGTTGATCCCAAAGCCTCTGCGTGGCAAGAAGCCAATCCGTGGTTTGGACAAGATGACGAGATGACCGCTCTTGCACTGACGGTTCATCGAAAACTTGTGGAAAGTGGGGTAAGTCCAAACAGCGATGAATACTACGACCGCATCAATAACCGGATGCGGCAGGTCTTCCCAGATGCGTTCACCTCTGAGAAGCCGGTAAAGAAATCGCCTGTCGTGGCACCTGCGACCCGAAGCACAGCGCCCAAAAAGATCGTGCTGACCAAGTCCCAAGTAAACATCGCCAAGCGGCTCGGACTGACGAATGAGCAGTACGCCCGTGCGGTTGCGGAAGAAATGAGGAAACAAAATGGCTGAACGTACCCCCCGTGAATTGGAAACCCGAGCAAAGATGGAGCGCCCCAAGCAGTGGATGCTTCCTGAACTGCTGCCGAGCCCCGATCCCGAGGACGGCTACGAGTTCCGTTGGATTCGAATCAGTACCCTGGGTACTGCCGATCCAGGCCATATTTCCGCAAAACTCCGCGAAGGTTGGGAGCCTGTAAAAGCCTCTGAGCATCCCGAAATCCAGATCATGGCAACTGGGGACAAACCCCGGTTCCCAGACAGTATCGAGATCGGCGGCCTCTTGCTTTGCAAAACACCCAAAGAGTTTGTTAGCCAACGCAACTCGTACTATCAGCGTCAAACTGATGGTCAGATGCAGTCGGTTGACAATGCCTTCATGCGCGAGAACGATCCCCGGATGCCCGTCTTCAAGGAGCGGCGCTCTGAGGTGAAGTTCGGACGCGGTTAAATCATTTTTGGAGTCACAAATGGCATACCCTGTTGTTGACGCTCCCTACGGTTTCAAAGCCATCAACGAGTTGAATGGCCTACCGTACGCCGGAGCAACCCGACAAATTCCCATTGCCCGAAACTACGGCACCGCCCTGTTCAATGGCGACCTGTTGCAGTTGACGACGGACGGGACTTTGATCAAGACCTCTTACTCTGCCGCAAGCAGCCCGACCTCGGTCATCGCTGGTATTGTTGGCGTGTTCGTGGGCTGCTCGTACACCAACCCCTCGACCGGTCAGAAGTTGTTTGCCCAGTACTACCCCGGTAGCATTCTGGCAAACGACATCGTGGCCTACGTTGTGGACGATCCCTCGGCACTGTTCAAGGTGGTGATGGTTGGTCAAACGTCTACCGAGAGCAATACCGCTTCCGTCGTTGGCTACGCCAACCAGTCGTTCGTTGGAACCAACGTGTATGCGATTACTGGCGTTGCCGGTAGCACTACCACGGGCAATTCCAAGATGGCTGTGTCTGGTGACGGCCCGACCAACGGTACCGGTAACGTCCGCGTTGCAACCAACTCGCTGCCCTTCCGCGTCGTGGCTGTGGTCCCTGAAACGGCTTACTCCGTGTCTGGCACGGGTACCGCCGCTACTACGACCATCACGCTTGACGCTGCTGTTACTGGCCTTCAAGCCGGTATGGCAGTGACCTGCCCTGAGGCATCCGCAGGCGGAAACCCTGGCGACTTCAACTATGTGACCAACGTGAACGGCACGACCGTCACCGTGGCGAAGACGCTGACTGCTTCCACCGCTGGTAGCAACTTCACCTTCGTGGGCTTCCCCGAAGTTCTGGTGAAGTGGAACCAGGGCTGGCACTCGTATCAATTCGCTACGGCGCTTGCTTAAGGAGTAATTCACCATGGCAATTTCTCGTGCCCAACTACTGAAGGAACTCCTGCCGGGTCTGAACGCCCTGTTTGGCATGGAGTACAAGCGTTACGGCGAAGAACACAAGGAAATCTACGAGACCGAGACTTCCGAGCGTTCGTTCGAAGAAGAAACCAAACTGGCTGGTTTCTCTGCCGCCCCGGTTAAGCCCGAAGGCCAAGCCATTGCGTATGACAACGCGCAAGAAGCCTGGACTGCACGGTACAACCACGAGACCATCGCTATGGGTTTCTCCATCACCGAAGAGGCGATGGAAGACAACCTGTACGACTCTCTGTCGGGCCGTTACACCAAGGCTCTGGCCCGTGCGATGGCTTACACCAAGCAGGTCAAGGCTGCTGCAATCCTGAACCAAGGCTTCAACGCTGGCGTCACCTATGGCGACGGTGTGAGCCTGTTCTCGACGGCGCATCCGCTGATCTCTGGTGGCACCAACAGCAACCGCCCGACCGTGGGTGCTGACCTCAACGAAACGTCCCTCGAAAACGCCGTGATCCAGATCGCAGCGTGGACGGACGAACGTGGTCTGCTGATCGCTGCCAAGCCCCGGAAACTGATCGTTCCGCCTTCACTGCAATTCGTTGCGACCCGTCTGCTGGAGACTGAACTCCGCGTGGCGACCGCCGACAACGACATCAACGCGTTGAAGAACAACGGTTCGATCCCCGAGGGTTACACGATCAACCACTGGTTGACGGACACCAACGCTTGGTTCCTGACCACGGACGTGCCCAACGGTCTGAAGCACTTCATCCGTACTCCCATGAGCACGTCGATGGATGGTGACTTCGACACCGGCAATGCCCGTTACAAGGCCCGCGAGCGTTATTCGTTCGGCGTGTCCGATCCTCTGGGCATCTTCGGTTCGCCCGGTGCTTGATTGAGGGCGTCGCATATTGCGACCTTGGGGGGGAATCTGCAAGGGTTCCCCCCTTTTCTTTTTAAACGCTTAGGTGTATAAACACGTAAGTCCCAAGATTCCAACCTGCTTGCTGACCGGCTTGGCGGACTGACCTCACAGACAGCAAGCGCAATTTGAGGAATATGCGATGGCTCGCACTACCTTCTCCGGCCCGGTTGCGTCTGACAACGGCTTCATTGGCGCTCTCACGGGCAACGTCACGGGCAACGTAACTGGCACTCTTACAGGTCCGGTTGCGGCAACCACCTTGACTGCTTCTGGTGTTGTTTCTCTTAGCAATGCCTCTATCTCTATGACCGCTCTGCCCACCTCCAACCCCACCGTTGCGGGTCGTTTGTGGAACGACGGTGGCACGCTCAAAGTCTCCGCAGGCTGATAAGGGGGCATCGCCATGATGCAAACCGACGTTAAATCGGGCACAGCCGCTGCTGCTGCGAGTACGGAAGTCACGACTTACCGTGCCCGTATCAAGGCGCTTGCGCTGACTTACACCTCTGCCGCCGGGAACATCTCGATCACGGACGGCAACGGTGGGGCTACGTTGTTCTCGTTTACACCGGCTGCTGCCGCAGGGTCGCTCTACATGCTGTTCCCTGGCGAGGGCATCCTTGCTCAGACCGGCATCTATGTGACCAACGGCACCGGCACCGCTGCAACGGTGTTCTATGGCTAAGTCCCCGGCATGGCAGCGTTCGGAAGGAAAGAACCCCAAGGGCGGCTTGAACGCCAAGGGGCGAGCCTCCTACAACGCCGCGAATCCAGGGAAGCCGGGACTGAAACCCCCTCAACCGGAGGGCGGTCCACGCCGAGACTCTTTTTGCGCCCGTATGAAAGGGATGAAAAAGAAGTTGACGAGCGCAAAGACCGCAAACGATCCGAATTCGAGGATTAACAAGAGTCTGCGGGCATGGAACTGCTGATATGGAACGTAGTCCTCTCCTTCCTCTCGGCCATCATTCTGTGGGTGGTCAAGAGTCATGCGGAAGAGGTCAAACGTATTCAGATTTTGCTGAACCGCACACGCGAGGAAGTCG